CGGTTGCATACACAATATGGTGCAAGGGTCATAGTGCATATAATAGCCTATGGTATTAAGCAAAAATGCGTCCGTCTTTCCCATCTGTGCTGCACTCATTACCACAACCTTTTCAACGGAAATATCGGTTATAGCGTCCATTATTTCCCTCTGCCAAGGTGCTTTTGAGGTATCCCAACGTCCGCCCTTGCTTCCCGATTCAGAGGAAAGGCGGCGGAATTTGTCCGCCCATTGCGATAGCGTAAGGTCGGGCGGTGGCTCTAAAACCTTAAATATTTGATTGAAAAGGTCAATCGTTTCCCTCTTCATCTTCTTTTAGTTCCTCCTTAAATACTTCCTCAAAATTGGATAATTCGTTTAACGCTTCCTTGATTTTCCCGTTGAGATATAAAAATATCTTTGCCTTGTCGGTCATGGTTGCCAACTTCTCGGCTTCCTCTGCCGGAATCGCACTTAATCGGCTTTTAAAGTTTATCAGCGTGGCGGACATGATTTTTTGCACGTCCTCCGCCCTGTGTAATTCGCCTTTCTTTACCGCTAAATCCAATTCCTCATTAAGTCTTTTTGCCTTTGTCAGCTTCGCCCTTTCCTCGTTAAGGTCTATGTTTTCTTCGCTTTCCGGGTTTTTCTCCCTTAAGTATTTGATATAGGCGTGGGTCGTTTCCGTCAAGTGGTATAATCCGCCCTGCTTTGGTTTCAAAATTCCCTTTTCCGTCAACCTCTGCACATTCTTAGGGGTCATATCTAGGAATTTTGCCACCGCATTTTTATCATAGAGTTTCAAAATCCTACCCCCTTAAAAAATTTTCGGAAATTTTGGAAGTCGATTTTCGCCCCGGAATCTAGGCAATCCTTGGGGTCGCGGAACCCGCAAGTAAATTTTTTGCGTCACAGTACCTTTTCAAACCCTCCGCCTGCTGCCGTGTCGGTGCTACTTCTCTTGCTAATCTTCTAATAAATCTTCGTCCTCTCCTGCGTAGGTATCGTTTATTTCCCCGGTGTCCGGGTCTACGTCATACTCTCCGCTTATCTTCTGTTTCATTAGTGCGTACCGCTTCTCTTCCAAGGCTATACGGCGTTGCTCTAACTCATAGGACTTAATAGAATCCAATAGCTTAATAATGCGTCCGTGTATTTTATTTAGTTCTGCTTCTAACTTCATTGCCCTTTCAAAGGCTGATGATTTAACGGTAGTTTCCATAGCCACATCAAGGGGCGGTTTATTGCCACCCTCTGCCCCTGTATCCTCATACGGTCCGTAAGGGTCGCTATCCTCTGCCTTGCGTGGTGTACGCATTTCTACAACCTTGTCCGTATATAACTGCCCTGTATCGTCACTATTAAGCGTGGCTATACGTTTCTTTAGGTCGTTTTCCTTGGCTACAAGGGTCTGTAATTCCCTTAACATATTATCCGCCGTATCAAGGGTAACGGATTCTATAAGTGCCTTTTCTTCCTCCGTTAATTCGTCAAAATAGACCGTAGAATATGCCCCGTGTGTTTCAGCGTTTTTATTGCGTTGCGGGGCCCCGTGTCCTTGGGCGTTTTTATTGCCCTTTTGTCCGCCCCTTTTTTTAGGCTTGTTTTCTAAGGCTTCTTTCCATTTGTCTACGCACTTCCATTTTCTTATCTTGTCGGAAGTCACGCCCAACGCTTCCGCTATTTCCGGGTTACTCATTAACCCCTCGGAATCTAAAAAAAGTTGCTTCGCTTTTTCCCTGTTTTCGTCCTTTTGCCGTGCCACGGTAAACCTCCTTTCGTTTGTTTTTCCATTTTCCGCCGTTTTGTTACATCGGAATTTACGCATTTTTGCAAATTTTCAAAAATGCAAACGTAAAAAGGCAGCAGGGTAATACACATTCTCCCGCTGCCCTTTGGCATTTTCACTCTTGCATTATATCATAAAAAATCGGGCAATAGCGGGCAATCTTTCACTTTACAATTTCACTAATAATTTTACTTCGTGATATATTCTTGTTCCTTGCAAATTTTCCGCCTAAGACCTCTAAGGCTACACACCTTATATTTTTACTTTGGCGAACGCTATAACTAATTTGTTCCGCTATGCGTTCCCATTTCTGACCCTGCAAGTAAAAACCGCAAACAATGGCTTTATGTATCGGGTTGAGGGAAGAAATTTCTTTTAAAATCTCCGTCCTAAGTTTCTTCAAATCCTTAACCCTGTCTTTCAGTATGCGGATACGTTCCGCCGTGTCGGTTTTTGCTATTTCGATTGCAAGCAGAGCCGTAGAATCCGATATGTTGTTACCGTGGGGCATACCGTCATAGTTTATTGCCCCTCTTGTATCATATACGCTTTCGTACTGCTCTAGCCACTCGCTCGTAACCTTAATATCAAGGTCAATGTCCTTGTAAAATTCCAAGATTGCTTCTACTTCCAAATTTTTCATTATTGCTTATCCTTTCTTTTATGGCGGTCTGTATTTTTCCTGCCATTTGATATTTGCTTTTGCCTGTTTTAGCTTTCCTGCCTTAATACTGCTGCCGTGCCGTGTCCTCCTGCCTATGCAGGATTCGCAAATATCCTCTTTCTCTACCGCCAATACCTCTAAAATCCTTTCCGAAAGGTCTTTTAAGGTTTCCCATGCGTCCGAAAGGGTTTGCAATAATACGCTTAGTCTATCGCACGTTGTTACTATATCTTCCCCCATGCAGAGGGATAGCGTTTTAATGTTTTCTGTGTCCGAATCGGACAACGCCACCCCTCCAAGGGTTATTTTATCCTCCCATACTATCAGTTTATCCATAAGCTACCGCCTAACCCTGTAAATAGGCTTGGTATTCCTTGGTTTTCTCCATTACCCATGCAGAAACGGCGTTTGTAATCCTGCTTTCCCATTCTTTCGGGCAGATATTGTTATTTTCTTCCGCCTGCAAAAGAATAGTATCCCTTACAACCTTTTGTATCATGTTGTACTGTGCTACTCCGTACTTGGCTTGCAAATACTTTGTAAAATCTAAGCCTTTTTCGGCAGGCTCGGGTACATATTCCGGGTAATTACTTATATCCTGCTGCCCCGGTAGTTCCTCGTTATCCTCTTCCTCGGTGTCTACTGCTGCCATAGGTGTATTTACAGGCTCATTCATAAAACCGCTTTCCTGTGTGGCTTCTCCTGCTGCCGTGTCGGTATTTTCCACCTCTTCCGGCGTATCATCATAAGCCAACATATCATTTTCAATCATTAACGCCACGATTTCCGCAAGGTCTGTATAGGCAATCAAGTAATTTTTCCAATTTTCGTCTATCAAGGTCATTCCCTCGGTGGAAAATCTGTAAATAAAGTGCTTTCCGCCCTCTAACTCTACCTTTGAGCCGTTAAATGATTTCTCAAAATGCTTTCTCAATGCCTTTTCAATGCCTGCGGTATCCTTTGCCTTAAATACCGCCCTGTTTGCTTCTCCCTTTAAAGCGTGTGTGATTGCTAATTGTGCCTGCTCTGCCTGTTCGTCCGTGATTTCCTCTTTTTGTTCCTGCTTCACGTCCTTAATGTGCAATTCTCCCTTATCCTCGTACTGCTTATAGGCGTTTGCCTGGTCCTCTTCGCTCAATCGGCTTAATTCGTGGGCGGTGGAAATACCAATATTGCCCTTTTCCAACTCCTGCTTAAATTCCGGGGATAAATTATTGTCTATTGCTTCCATTCTGCCAATCTGTGTAGTGGACGTATTGAGGTATTCCGCCACAATTTCACGAATACGGCCCATTTTCTCCCTTTCGTAGCAAGGGCAATTAACGCCTTTTGCTTCCAAGTATGTAGCCTTGTCCTCTTCACTCATTCCCTCACACTCGCAACCGTCTCTGCAACGGACTTTACAACCTCGGCAGTAATCCCCGGCTTTGATTGCTTCTTTAATCTCGGTATCAAGTGCTTTCTTATACTCGGTAAGGATTTCTTTTAATTCCTTTGCCTGCTGCACCTTTTCCCAATCGCTTAACTGTCTTGCGGTGGCATTTGTGAGAATAAGGCTTAACTTATCCCTTATAGCGTCTGATTCCGTTTCAATGCGACAAGGTACATATCTGTACTCTTCCTTGCCCTCTGCTATCAGCTTCAAACTTGCCAATCTACGGCGGTGTCCTGCGATAACCTCATACTTACCGTGTGCTTCCGGCTTAACTACCAAATTCTGCTTGATACCGCCTAATAATTCGATAGCGTCCGCCAAATCGTTAATATCTTCGGTTGTATAGAAATTGTCTTTGCTCGGCATTAAATCCTCTGCGTCAATCATCACAATATCAAAGGTGCTTTCCTGTTTCTCTGCCGGTCCCTCTGCCTGTGTATTCTTTTCGGGTACTGCTGCCCCTTTGCTCTTTCCGTTCAATAAGTCATTAAGGTTAAATCCTGCCATTTCCTTTTACCTCTCTTTCCGCTCTGTGTGGTATTGCTACCTGTGATTCGTCCGCTCTGCTTACTTTCTCGCCTGCGATTCTCTTAATTATCTTTTCCGCCATTTCGTCCGCTACCATTCGTGCTACTACGTCCGTCTGCTCGTCAAGGCTTTTTCTGCTTTCTATCTCATGCCGTAACTCTTCTATGTAACGGTCTGCTTCCATCAACCTATCCTCTAAGGCTCTGCGTTCCTCTCTAAGGCGGTTATATTCTTCTAAAGGGATTTCCACGGTCGGACCCTTAAACTGCCATTCAAGAAACGCCTTGTATTCGTCTAACGGCACTTCCACGGTTGGCATTGCTACTACTTGTGCTTCGCTCACTTTCTTTTACCTCTCTTTCTCGGTATGCAACCCTCGCAATCCTCGGTATCCCTTAATTTGCTGATTTTGCAACCGCCTGTATGCTGATACGCCTTTGTAATGTGCTTACTGCAATTTGTATTATCACATCTGCTATCGCAAAACATAGGGTAATTGTCTGTATTGATAAAAATGATTCCTCCCATTATCTCCTACCTCCTGCTACCCTGCGATTTACAAAGGCGGGTATCTGTATTTCTCTTTGCGGTTTAGTGTCCGAATCGGTCACAATGCCTTTAATCTGCTGCATTAACACGCCTGCTACTTCCTCTACCGCCTTGCGTCTGCTTAACTCTTCTGCTACCTGCTTCAACTCCGTTTGTAATCTGAAATTTTCCGCTATGATTGCGTTGTATTCCTCCACGGATATATTGATATAGCTACTTCCCTGTGTTCCAAACTCCTTTACTGCTAAATTTGACATACTCGCTACCTCCTGCTTATGATATTTTACTTTGCACTATCTGTACTCTTTTCCTGTTTCTTTATCCCTTAGAACGATACGCCCTACCAACTCAAACCCTGCAAGGCTTATAATCTGCTTTAACATTGTGATAAGGCTTGTTACTGCTGCGTTACGTTCTCTTGCTTCCTGTCTTTCCTCCTTGGCAACCGCTCCCAATGCTTCGCCTGCCGTTGGGTCGGGATAACCCTCTTTGTTTCTGTAACCTCCCATGCTATACCTCCAAATACTCTTTTACAAACGCCTTATAATCTCTAGCGGCCCCGGAACGTGGGGAATACTCCATAAGGCTTTCATTGGTAAATGTTACTTCGTCCGCCTTTTCCGTCCTGCGGATATGTGTTTTAAATACCGGGTAACGCTGATTCTGTAACCACTCTTCGCCCTGTCTGCATACATCACGGTTATAGAACATAGTCACAAGGCAACCCCTAAATTTTAATTTCGGATTAAGCTGCTTTGCATTGTTTATCTGCTCTTCCAATTCGTCCATACCGTCAAAGGCGTATCCGTCAATCTTAATCGGTATAATAACTTCGTCTGCTGCCACAAGTGCATTGATAACCGATATATTTATATCCGGCGGACAATCAATAATACAGTAATCGTAATTATCCTTTACCCTCTCCAATTCCTTAGAAAGGATTGTTGCCTGGTCCCTCTCTTCGTCCTTGATAACCATTAAATTAGCGGTCAAAAGGTGCATATTGGCAGGAATTGCATATAATCTCTCGGTCGCCGTTTCCTGCGTTACCTCTTCTATTGCCTGCTGCCCTGTCAGAATATCCGCAAGGCTCGGATTGTCGTAACTCCATACACCGCAAGCCTTGGATAAATTACCCTGCTTGTCGTTATCAATCACTAAAACCCTTTTGCCGTAATCTGTGGCTAAGATATGAGCCATATTGACCGTAGTTGTTGTTTTGGCACAACCGCCTTTCATGTTGATAATTGCTATTGTTTTCATTCGCCGTTACCTCCTGTTAATATTTTCTGTACTTCTTTAAAATCAGCTTTCTTTAATGCTCTAAGCAGTTTCGCCCATATTGCCCCGGCTTGCCTGCCTAACTCCTGTTTCATAAATTCATAATCCGACTTGGTAAATCTGCTTTTCATCTGCTCTATAAATCTTGCCGTCATAAGCATTTCTGTACCGCATAGGGTCTTTACTCCATTTTTGAAATACTCCCTATCCTCTTTTGACATTGGTATTTTCTGCAATTTGCTACCTCCTTGCACACTTTATACAATCTCTAAGGCTTTAGGCACTCTATAAAGTGTGCAATAGCCTTGTTGGGTGGACTTCTTGCCATAAATCCACCGCCTTTCTCGGCATTTGTGATAGGCGTTGCAATTTTTCACATTAAAAAAGTGCTAAAAACTTGTTGACCGACCGTACACGCTCTGGTATGGTGTACCCACCGCTATTTTTTCGCTTATCCCCGACTTAGGCTATTGGCTTGCCCTCGTCAGAAAACAGGTTGCCGACCTGTCTTGACGGCACGGGGCGGTTGCCCCTGCCGTTTCGGCTATTTGTATCGGGTTAGGCGTTAAGTGCTTCGTAAATATCCATTCCTAAATCATTTCTTATCTGCTCGTCTTTCATAGCCACCATAAAGAAACAATTTGTTAAGATTCCTACCTTGACCTGTTCCCACTCTTCAAGGCTCAATCCTTTTTCCTCTGCCTTTTCGGCTAACATTGTCATAACCTCTTGTGCCTTATCGTTATTTGTAAGGATTTCTGCTATTTTATCAACTGTTTCCTGTGTTCTCTTCATCATGTCTTGATTACCTCCGTTTTGCTTTCCTTTGATGATTCTATTATATACTTGTGCAAGTATAAAAGCAACCCGGTATAATCAACAAATATACTTGCATAAGTATATACTTTCTTTGTGCATTTTGTATACTTGCACAAGTATTTAATCCTGATTATGTGCTACAATCTTCTTTGCTTCCAATTCCTGCCGTTTTTCTTTCAAATACTGC